TTCTCTGAGAAATGCAAGAGTAGACGTAAATTCTGAATTCTTTGAACAGAGACAACTCTCAGATAATGCTACAGGAAGCATCATTCAAAATGTAGAAGCACTTCCACCCCCACCTCCACCACCAAGTCCACCAGCGCCTCCACCGAGAGGAAGAGACCCTCTCGCACAACCATTCTTTGTGGATGATGAAACTGGTATTTTCTTAACTAAGGTCGAAGTATACTTCAGTGCAAAGGATGAAAATGTTCCAGTAACATGTCAAATCAGAGAAACAAACTTAGGGACACCAAGCAGCGTAATTTTGCCATATTCTGAAGTAGATCTAAGTCCAGATCAAGTAAACCTTTCAGATGATGGAACAGTTCCAACAGTATTTGAATTTGAATCTCCAGTATATCTGAGTGGAGAAACTGAATACGCAATTGTTCTTCTCTCCAACTCAACAGAATATAGAGTTTGGATTTCTAGACTTGGTGAACCTGATGTCACAACTGCTGGTCAAGAGTTTGGTCAGATTCTTGTTTCCAAACAACCAATTCTTGGATCACTCTTCAAGTCACAGAATGCTTCTGTTTGGACACCAAGCCAATATGAAGATCTGAAGTTCGATCTCTATCGTGCAGATTTTGTTGCTCAAGGAGCAGTGGAGTTCTTCAATCCACAACTTCCAACATCACTCTCAGCAATTCCTAAAGGTGGTCTGGATATCAATTCCAGAACAATTAGTGTTGGAATTGGAACTACTATCCAGGATGCTGGATTAGTTCTTGGAAATACAATCATTCAGAATGGTTCTACTGGAACTGGTGATCTTGTAGGATTTGCAGGATCTGCTACAAGCACACTTACAATCACAAATGCTGGTGTTGGATATACTCCATCTTCAGGTTCATATACATTTGCTGGAGTTGCTCTAACCAGTGTAACTGGAAATGGTGTCAATGCAACAGCAGACATTTATGTTGAAAATGGAGTTGCAGTTGGTGCAACCATTTTAAATGGTGGAACTGGATATGCAATTGGAGATGTTCTCAGACCAATTCAGGTTGGAAATAGTCAACTTGGAAGAAATATGAAACTCTCTGTTGTCTCAATTCTTGGATCCAATGAACTGATCATTGATAATGTTCAGGGAGAATTCTTAACTGGTGCTTCAAATTATCTCCAGTATATCGATTCCAGTGGAATAACAACCACACTCAACTCATCAGTTGGTGGAAATGCAATTCCAGTTTCTCCAATTAGAGTCAACAGTGATGGATTACATCTGAAAGTATTCCAGAGAAATCATGGAATGCACTCTAGAATTAATCAAGTCGCCCTAGAGGGAATTAATCCAGATGTTGATCCATCTCCTCTTAGTGTTACTTATACCAATACCTCGACAGGTGCAATTACAATTGGAAGTACTTCAAGTTTTGGTACTTTTGAAAATCTTGGAATTGGAACAACAAATCCAGGGTATGCAAGGATTGGTAATGAAATTCTTTCCTATACAGGTGTTTCAGGAAATACCCTTACTGGAATTACAAGAGGTGTAGATAACACAGTTGTTGTAACTCATGATGCCAATGATCTTGTCTATAAGTATGAGTTGGGTGGCGTTTCACTGAGAAGAATTAATACTACTCATGATCTAACAGATGTCACAATTCCAAATCCAGTCACTCTTGACACATATCATGTAAAAGTTGACATGACTGATAATGGTACAAATAGAGGAACAGGATCTGCACTTGAAGCACTTTACTTTAGAGAACCATCTACAGCAGGTGGAAATGGATCTAAGGGATCATATAACCTTCCATTCAGTTTGATTATTCCAAAGTACACAACAATCGAACCAAAAGGTTGCAATGTAATTTCTCAAGTAAGAACCATTACTCAAACCAGTATTTCTGGTGGTGAAGTATCTTATATTGACAAGGGATATCAAGAAATTGCTAATATGCAAAAGAATTACTTTGATTCCCCAAGAATGGTTGCTTCCCAAGTAAATGAAAATTCATACCTCCCTACTCTTCCAGGCAATAAGTCATTTGGAATGAGTCTGAATATGTTCACATATGATAAAAGACTTACACCTGCACTTGACCTTGACCACTCTTCAATTGTTTTTGTGACAAACAGAATTAATTCACCTGTTACAGATTACGCAACAGACCCAAGAGTCAATACAGTTGCTGATGATCCACACAACTTCATGTATGTGAGTAAGAATGTAATCCTGGAAAATCCAGCAACATCTCTGAAAGTTTATCTTGATGCATATGTATCAAATTACAATGATGTAAGAGTGTTCTTTGCACTAAATCAGGACACAACTGCAAAAGAGACTGTATTTGTCCCATTCCCAGGTTATGCAAACTTTGATATTGAAGGAAATATTATTAGCAATTCAAATAGTGATGGAACTTCTGATATATTCATTCCAAAATCTGATGTCTACACTGTAGATCCAACTCTGGATCTCTTCAGAGAATATACATTTACTGCTGATAAAATTCCACCTTTCTCATCATTCAGAATCAAGATTGTTGGAACATCAACTAACCAGGCGATTGTTCCACAGTTCAGAAACCTTCGTGCTGTTGCTCTTGCTTAATAATATGTCACTGATTCCAATTGAAGGTAGAGATGGTTTTTTTAGAGATAGCAGAACAAAAGCTATCATAAACAAAAATTCCAATGACTACAATACATATATTACAAATAGACAAAAACTTTCATCCGATCAACAAAGAATTTCCAATTTGGAGTCTGAAATTGATCAGATGAAAGGTGATCTTTCTGACATAAAAATGCTACTTCAACATTTGGTGGAGAAACATAAATAGAAAAAACAGTAGTTATATAAATGGCTAAGCCCTCTACAAGACAAGAACTTATAGATTACTGTAAGAGACAGTTGGGTTATCCTGTCTTAGAGATCAACATTGCTGATGAGCAAATCAGTGATTTAGTTGATGATGCAATTCAGATGTACAATGAAAGACATTTTGATGGTGTATCTCAAATATATTTGAAGTATGAAGTTACTCAGGATGATGTAGATAGAGGGAAAGCACGTCCACCTGGAGCACCAAATGCAAATTCATCGGTAGGAATTGCTTCAACATCTGTTACAACCACTATTGTTGGAACTGCAACTACATTTACTTACTATGAAAATAGTAACTATCTGCAAGTTCCTCCTGACATTATTGGTATTAACAAAGTATTTCAGTATGATGATGCGCAATCAGTAAATTCAACTAATATGTTTAGTTTCAAGTATCAGTTGTTCTTGAATGATGTTTATTATTGGGGAACTACTGATCTTCTGACATATTCTATGTCAATGTCATATTTGGAGACGATTAACTTCCTTCTGAATACACACAAGCAGATTAGATTTAACCAAAGACAAGATAGAATGTATCTTGACGTTGACTGGAGCAACTTAAGAGCTGGAGACTACCTAATTATTGATTGTTGGAGACAGATGGATGGAAATGATTTTAATAAAGTTTGGAATGATAGATTTGTTAAAAAGTATTTGACTGCTCTAATGAAGAGACAGTGGGGAATGAACCTTATTAAGTTTCAAGGGGTAAAACTTCCTGGTGGTGTTGAATTGAATGGAAGACAAATCTATGATGATGGACAAAAAGAAATTGATGATATTATTCAAGAGATGCCAACTACATATGAACTTCCCCCATTAGATATGATAGGTTAATTAGATGCTCAATCCATTTTTTCTTCAAGGTTCAAAAACTGAACAAGGTTTAATTCAGGATCTTATCAACGAACAGTTGAGGATGTATGGTGTTGAGGTCTATTACTTACCAAGAATGTATGTTACAACAAATACTGTTATCGAAGAAGTAATTCAGTCAGAATTTAGAAACTACTACCCTATTGAGGCATATGTAGACAGTTATGAAGGATATGGTGGACAAGGAACCCTTCTTTCTAAATTCGGTATTGAAGAACTGGATGACTTAACTCTAATTATTTCTCAGGAGAGATATAGCAATTATATTGCACCACTGATTGAGAATATTCCAAATATTGGACTTTCTACAAGACCAAAAGAGGGAGATTTAATTTATTTTCCTTTAGGTGGTAGGATTTTTGAAATCAAATATGTTGAGCATGAACAACCATTTTATCAATTGCAAAAGAATTATGTTTATACACTGAGATGCTCACTCTTTAGATATGAAGATGAAGTTTTGGATACTAGTGTAAATCAGATTGACAGTGAAATTCAGCAAATTGGTTATATTCAAACTCTCACACTAATTGGATCAGGATCTACTGCTACAGGAATAACAACATTCTGTGCCTCCGGAGGTGTGAATCAAATATACATTTCCAATATGGGCAATGGATATACAAAGCAACCAATTATTGGATTCTCTTCAGCTCCAGCAGGTGGAGTTACTGCTGTTGGAATAGCATCTATTACTTCTGAATATATTGGTTGTGGTGGTGAAAGTAGTGGAAAAATTGAAGCTATTAACATTATTAATCCTGGATGTGGTTATACAATTGCTCCGTGGGTAACTATTCAGGGTGGAGGAGGAACTGGAGCAGCAGCAACAGTTGGTATTGCAACAGGGACAATTGGAATTGTTACTATTACCAGTGGTGGTTCAGGTTACACAACAAATCCAGCTATTACATTCAGCACTGGATCTGGAATTACAAGTGCTACTGGGTATGGTCAAATCAATAGTGCTGGTATTGTCACTGCTGCATACATTACATTTGCAGGTGCTGGTTATACAGAGGCACCTACTGTGACATTTGATGCACCAACAGGCATTGGAGCAACTATTGGAATTGGAACATTCATCTTCAATGAAATAGTGACTGGTACAACATCTGGCACTACTGCAAGAGTTAAAAAATGGACTGCATTATCACATGAACTTGAAGTTTCTATTGTTAATGGAACATTCACTCCAGGAGAAGTTATTGCAGGAAACGAATCTGGAGCATATTATGTAATAAGAGTACAGAACACTGATGATCTTGTCAGTGGATTTGCAGATAATGATAATATTGAGACAGAAGCAGATGCAATTCTAGATTTTAGTGAAACCAATCCATTTGGGATGCCATAAGTATTTTGTTAAATAGTAGATATAGTAATAGTCAGAATAATGTTTGAGTATTTTTACAACGAGATCTTCAGATCTGTAATTATTGGATTTGGTTCTCTTTTCAATGGGATTGAAATTCAACATAAGAATTCTGATGATGATATTGTCAGTATCATTAAAGTCCCTCTTGCATATGGACCAACACAGAAATTTCTTGCTAGAATGCAGCAAGAAGCAGATTTGAATCGTCCAGTCCAAATAACTCTTCCAAGAATGTCATTTGAGTTTATTGGACTCCAATATGATCCAGGAAGAAAATCTACTCAGACACAAACAATCATAAATCAGACTCCAGATGGAGCAAATTTGAAAAGGAACTACATGCCAGTTCCATATAATATGAAATTTCAGTTATCTATTATAACGAAACTGAATGATGATATGCTCCAGATTATTGAACAAATTCTTCCATATTTTCAACCAGCATATAATTTATCAATCAATTTTTTGGGCAATCTAAAGGAAAAAAGAGATATTCCTATTCAACTTGATGGAATTTCAATGGAAGATGATTATGAGGGCAATTTTGATACTAGAAGAGCATTAATTTATACTCTAGATTTTACTGCAAAAGTATACCTTTTTGGTCCAGTCTCAGACATTTCTGGAGATATCATCAGAAAAGTTTCTATTGGATATGTTGCTGGTTCCAAAGGTTCTACATCTGCTACAAGAGATCTCACTTATCAGGTCACCCCCAGAGCAACAAGGGATTATAATGGCAGTGTGGCAACTTTACTTGCAGAGAATGTAAATCTTGTAGATACAATTATTGAAGTAGATGATGGATCTACAATTACTGAAACTACTTACATCTATGTTGGAAACGAATCGATGTATGTTGAAGCAGTAACTGGAAATAAACTCACCGTAAGAAGGGCACAAGATGATACTACACAAGAAAATCATGTTCTTGGATCAAAGGTATTCACTATTACTGCAGAAGATAATAACCTGATTGAATTTGGCGACAATTTTGGATTTGACGGAACCACATTTTGAGGGTGATGTATGGAAGATAAGTATGAAAGCTTAAACAGTGCATTTGATATACAATCTACAGAGATTGAAAAGGTGGAAGTAGAAAGTAAAATTGAAAAAATATCATCTCAAGTGGATGATATTAAGAAAGATTATGAATACACTAGAGGGAATTTATATTCCATTATTGAAAAGGGACAAGAAGCAATTAATGGCATCTTAGAACTGGCTCAAGAGAGTGATATGCCAAGAGCATATGAAGTTGCTGGTCAGTTGATTAAGAATGTTTCTGATGCAACTGATAAGTTAATGGATCTTCAGAAAAAACTGAAGGATGTCAATGAGAATAAGGAGGTAAAAGGACCAACAACAGTCAATAATGCACTGTTCGTTGGATCCACTGCTGATCTTCAAAAACTCCTGAAGAAGAGCGCAGAATAACAATAAATAACTAGAAAGATCCCCTATGGCAGTACCCTCAGTAAACATCACTATTGAAGGTGGAACTAGTTTTGATAACACATTTACAATGAGAAATCCAGATGGAACTCCCATTGACCTAACTGGATACACAGGAATATGTAAAATCAGGAAGTATCCAAAAGATACTCTGAATGTGCACAACTTTACAGTAGGGATCACTTCTTCTACTGGAGAAATTTCAATCTCAATGGCGAGCACCATTACGTCTGAAATTGAGGAGGGTAGAAATTATTATGATGTTGTATTGATTGCCACTGATGGCACTGTTTCTAAAGCATTTGAGGGAACAGCATTAGTATCACCAACAGTATCAGTATAGGTTTTCAATAATGGCGATTCCATCTCAGATCAGGTTGAGTTCATCTCAGTCCAATTACCAAGTAACTGTTGCTTCAGCATCACTTCAAGGGATTCAGGGATCTCAGGGCACTGCTGGTTATATTGGAACAGACGGTGCTCAAGGCACCCAAGGTATTCAGGGTGTTGATGGTGCCTTTGCGGGTCAAGGTATCCAAGGTATCCAAGGTGTTCAGGGTCTTCAGGGAGTTCAGGGTAATGTAGGTATCCAGGGCGAGACTGGAACACAAGGAACTGATGGTTCACAAGGCATTCAAGGTTTCCAGGGTATTCAGGGAATCCAAGGTCTTCAGGGTGTAACTGGAACAGGAACTCAAGGTACTACTGGATCTACGGGATCACAAGGTGCGACAGGATCTCAAGGTGTTGAT